GTTCAAAGGTGGAATTCTTAAAGAACGAACAGATACAGGACGTATCTACTTAGTGTTCGTTGACAATGTTATGAAACAAGGACCATTCGATCCTGAATATCATACAATTTACCAGAGTAACTTATGCTGTGAAATTCTTTTACCTACTAAATCCTTTAAACGTTTGGATGACAGCGATGGTCGTATCGCACTTTGCACCTTGGGTTCAATCAATTGGGGTGCGTTCCGTAACCCAGAAGATATGCGTAGGGCTTGTCGCATATTGCATCGTAGCCTCAATAACATTCTTGACTATCAAGATTTTCTATCCATTCAATCTAAATTATCAAACGATGAAATCAGACCTCTTGGAATTGGAGTCACTAATCTTGCCTACTGGCACGCCAAGCGAAGCTTCAAGTATGGAGAAAAAGACTCACTGGCTGAAGTCAAGACGTGGATGGAACACTTATCCTTCTACTTAACTGAAGCAAGCGTAGAATTAGCACAAGAGCGTGGTCGTTGTGAACACAGCGATAAAACACGTTATGGTCAAGGTATCTTCCCCTGGGAACTACGTGCTAATGGCGTTAACGAATTGGCAGACTTTACTCCAGAACTTAATTGGGAAGGACTACGTGCTATGATGCGTAGTTATGGTGTCCGTAATGCTACACAAATGGCAGTCGCTCCTGTAGAATCTAGTAGTGTCGTAATCAATTCTACCAATGGCATTGAAATGCCAATGAGTTTAATTAGTGTTAAAGAAAGTAAAGCAGGAAGTTTTGTACAAGTTGTTCCAGAGTATCATAAACTTAAGAACAAGTACCAAATGATGTGGGATCAAAAAGATTGTGATGGTTACTTAAAGACGGCGGCTGTGATTGCGGCTTATGTTGACCAAAGCATAAGTACTAATACATTTTATAACCCGGCACATTTCCCTGAACGTAAAGTTCCAACAACATTGATTGCTAAAAACTTGATGCAAGCACACTATTGGGGACTAAAGACATTCTACTATAGCTTGATTAACAAAGCAGGTAGTAAGAGCCAAGATGAAACTGTATTAGATTTGCCAAGCGGCTTTAATGATATGGATGAAGAAGATTGCGAAGCATGTAAATTATGAGTAAACAACAATATAACCTAAACACTAAGACAGATTATTTGAATAGAAAAATGTTTTTGGACCCGGAAGGTCCCGTAACCATCCAAAGATTTGAAGAGGTTAAATATAAAAAGATTGCAGACTTTGAAACAACGGCCCGTGGTTTCTTTTGGGTGCCTGAAGAGATTAGTTTAACCAAAGATGCCAACGACTTTAAAGATGCCAGTGATGCAGTTAAGCATATCTTTACTAGTAACCTATTAAGACAAACAGCATTAGATAGTTTACAAGGTCGTGCACCAAGTCAAGTGTTCACACCTGTAGTATCACTACCAGAACTAGAAGCATTGATTTACAATTGGAGTTTCTTTGAGACTAACATTCACAGTCGTAGCTATAGTCATATCATTCGTAATATCTATAACGTGCCTAAAGATGTGTTTAATACTATCCATGATACAAAAGAAATTATTGATATGGCAAGTAGTGTAGGTAATTACTACGAAGCCCTACATGTAATCAATTGTCGCAAAGAGTTAGATTTAGATGTAAACGAAAAAGAACATATCAAAGCAATTTACATGGCATTACATGCCAGTTACGCATTGGAAGCATTCCGCTTTATGGTATCATTCGCTACAAGTTTAGCAATGGTTGAGAACAAAATCTTTATTGGTAATGGCAATATTATCAGTTTAATTCTCCAAGATGAGCTTCTCCATAAAGGCTGGACTGCCTACCTTATCAATCAAGTAGTTAAAGAAGATAGTCGTTTCGCACAGGTTAAGTCGGAGTGTGAGGCTGAAGTATATCAACTTTATATGGATGTTATTAAAGAAGAAAAAGAATGGGCAGACTACTTGTTTAAGATGGGTCCTGTTATTGGATTAAATGCAACAGTATTAAAAGACTTTGTTGATTATACTGCTAACATAGCGTTAAAAGAAATTGGTATACGATATACTACCCCTGCACCAAAGACTACGCCTATACCGTGGTTTAATAAACATAGTGACACTAGTAAAAAACAAACAGCACTACAAGAAAACGAATCAACTAATTATGTCATAGGAGTTATGACCGATAGTATTGATTATGATGAACTACCAAATATTTAAAAGGAAATAAAATGAAAGCAATTATATGGAGTAAGTATCATTGTCCTTATTGCGACCAAGCAAAAGCATTACTAACACAAAAGGGTATCCCGTTTGAAGAAAAGAAAATTGGAGATGGATACACTAAAGAAGAATTATTAGAAGCAGTACCAACTGCCAGAACGGTACCACAAATCTTTTTAGATGATGAATTGATTGGTGGATTTACAGAATTAAAAGCAAAACTAACAGAAAGCGTATAATGCAAATAGCAATCGAACCAAACTCAGTATATACATTTAAATTAAACAGTGGAGAAGAACTAATCGCTAAAGTAATTCAAGCGGGTGGAGATTTCATTAAAATTGAAGAACCAGTATCTATTGCCCCTACACAACAAGGTATGCAAATGATTCCTAGCGTTTTTACCGCAAATCCGAAGGGTGAATTTAAGCTAAATACTAATAACATTGCATTATATGCAGAGACCGATGATAGTATCAAAATGAAGTATTTGGAAGCAACTACTGGTATTAAAGTACCAGATAAGAAAATCATATTAGGATAAAATGGCAAAACTAAGTCGTGTAGGTGACAAGAATCAAGAGGGCGGTGCTATCGTAAGAGGTGCCGGTACTGTTTTTGCCAATGGAATCCAAGTTGGTCTACACGTTAGTACAATTACTCCACATGCGCCGTGGAGTAGAAGAGGTCATCCGCCTCATAGGGCGGCAACAACTACTGAAGGCAGTCCAACAGTATTTGCTGAGGGTAGTCCGGTGCTTAGAGTAGGGTCAGGAAACAGTTGCGGTCATAGTATCGTTGATGGTAGTTCTGATGTATTTGTCCCATGAGCGATACAGGAAAGCAAAGCCCACTTGGTGTTAACACACTAAGTTCGTTACTACAAAACCAAGGGTTTAATATAAACCCTATTATGGTTGAGTATACGGGTGTTAGCACTAGTAAAACATCTGCTACAAACTTGGGTATAATTGTTAATAATTCATGTTTACGATTACTTACATATGCTATTAATGACGCATGGGCTAGAGGTGCCCCCGGTTGGGCTACTAATATTAATAGCACAACCTACAACAATTTAATCTCAATCGGTTCTACTACTATCCCTGCATTGGGTAATAGTAAAGCACCTACATTTAATTGGACAGGTTATCCTAATTGGGCAAGTAACTACACTTACTCTAATGAAGTAACACGTTGGGGTTACGTAAGATTATTTGCATTGCAGGGTTATAATGAATTTAATTATAACAATGGCTTGCCGGCATACAAAGATTATTTGTCAGCTTTCATGGCAGCCAGTAGTTTTGTTGAGACTTCTAACAAAGCTATCATGTCAATGACAAATTCTCAAGACTTTTTAGATGGCACATATAGTAATATGAATGATTTGATTAGTGCTGATATTACTGGAATAAGTTTAGCAACAACTGTATTTGGTCGTGATTTAATTACTAGTGGTAAAGCAATCAACTTAGCAAAGATATCAACGTTTGGTTTACCTTCTAATTTATTAGAAACGTTACAGCAATATAATTGCATAACAAAAAATGTGAGTTTAGCCATTCTAGCATCGGGCTTACAGTTAGATGAATTAAGCCAATTGTTATCTAATATTAGTTCTGCAACAAAAGAACAAGAACGTAGATTGTATGGTGCATTTAATCTTATAGTAGGTGACAGTCTTAATGAAGTATTAATACCGTTAAACTGTAAAACACGTGGTTTAGAATCATTAGCTGATTTGTTAAATCCACAGAAGTTATTGCCTAATAGTTATCAAACACTAACAGTCCCCGTTTATAATACAACTAGATCACCTACTAATAGTAAGACATATTACCCGACATACAGTAATGGGTCTGTTAATAGCAATCTTAATAGTCCGTTAGTAGTAGACCAGATTGGTACACAAACTCCTACTGGCACACCACCTGTTGCACCAACACAAGTAACTGTATACCAATACACAATGACTGATGAGCAAGGAAATCCAATTGATCTTGTTGCAAAATTAGTTAATGCATCTGATGTCAATATTATAAGTGCCGGAGATAGCGGCGGTGATGGAGGCGGCGCAGGTGGAGGAGCTGGCGGTGGCGGTGGTGGCGGTGGAGGCGCAATGTAATGGCAATATTTTCTCAAAATCTTAGAATAGTATCAGAACGTGAAGATTCAATTGATGCTATTGGTGCAGCCTACGCACCTCCTACTAGTGGCACAACTACTGTGGTAGATGATAGCATTACTATATCTACTGATAATGCAATTGTACAACAATTTCCTATAGGATTTGGATCATACTTAGATGGAATATTACCTGCTGACATAGCAACATCAGCCGGCACATTTGCTGTAACAATGCAACAAGTTAAAAATATATCTTCTATTCCAATAGAAAAGTTTGCACAAGTTGTAACCAATATTGAAACAACCAATGGACTAACAATAAATGGATCTACGGTTCCAGTAGATACTAATTTAGTGAGTGGTGCATTACCTTTAATAGCGTTAGGTAGTGGACCGTATGGCACATATACAATGAGTGATTTCTTTGGATGTATGACTGGTTTGCCCTATATAGGTATAGACATTCTTGGTTTAATTAACGCAGTAGAAACACCCACATTGTATAATATATACAAACAACTATATTTGGCAGTAACATGGGAACGTGCAACAGTATCTGTTCAGTATACAACTTATCAAGTAGAAGTTGATCCAGGTCCCCCTCCCTCATATATTACTTATTATCATGTCACTGGCTTAACAATCACTTATTCAGGTGGAGGTTATGGGCGTGAGGGTGCATCTGCCCCAACAGTAACAATTAGTAATGGTGGTTCGGGAACAACTACAATTGGAACTGATGACACTGCTGTACCGGGTAACTTTGGTAGAGTTATAAGCGTTTCATTATCATCATCAGGTCCAGATAGTACTTTGGTACCTACTGCAACAGTAGAATTTCCTCCAGGCACCGGCTCATTCTCTAATACTATCGTACAAAATTATATTGACGCGGCTAATATAGAGATATCAACCATACAATCTAACAATCAACGTTTGTCAGAACAGATGAATAGTAATTGGGACGCTACCGGTACTCAATTAACAATTGAACAGCGAGCATTGAATACTGGTTTACCAGTAGCCGTACCACCAGTAGAGGTAGTTACTGATTTAGCACAGTTCCCTACTACACAATATGCATTTACTGATTCAGTTCCACAGTTTGGATTGAATACAGATCCTCATATGCAAGCACAATCAATAGAAGCTATTGCTAATATATGTTCACCCGGTGGACAAAGTATAGTAGGTATGATGCGTGAGGCACGTAATCAAGCTAGATTAACACAAATTGGTATTGCATTAGATAACAACATTAGTGATTCTGTTACAGCAGTCGAGAATAAAACATTATTAGCAAATGGATCAATTAATAATACACCTCCAGCACAACTAAGTCAAGTTAATTGTACTACCGGAGATGAAGTTACAGCAAACCCATATGGTTTCTATGATCCAGAAAATAACAATTACTACGTTACTAATCCATCTTATTTGGGCGTCGGTGGAATAGGATCAGGACTAGGCGGCGCCGGCGGCACTGCTGGAGGTGGAGGCAATGCCGGGGGAAATAATAATAATGGTAGTGGATGGACTGGCTCCGGACAAACCGGCGGCGGTTCTACACCAGCTGTGCCCACTGCAGTGGATGTTGGTAATACCGGTGTATACGGCGGCTCACTAACCGGTGATAATGGATTAACGGGGATCGGTGGCGCCGGCACAACCGGTAATCAAGCCGGTACTGGTGGCACTGGCGGTAACGGTGGTACTGGCACAACTAACGGAGCACTAAGTGGAACTTTTGCTGTAGTAGCAGGCGCCACTACAGCATTAGGATCATTTGCCGGATCACCTTATACAAACATCATTCCTGCAAATCTAAATGTATTGTACACCTCTAAGAATTTACTACCATCTACCTACACTATCCCAGAAGCAATTGATGAAGTTATTCGTTGCAATTGCGATTGCTGGGATATGATTTAAAGGATCAACAATGAATTTAAATTTTATTAAACCTATAGCCGCCTTTACCATAATTATGATTACTTTTATGACATATGAATTTGTTGATGACAATGTAATAGAAGAACCAGAAGTAGTAGCTAAGGTTGTAGACCCTAAACAATTAGCATGTATGACTAAAAATATATTTTATGAAGCAGGCAATGAATCAATAAAGGGACAAGCCGCTGTAGCTAGAGTAGTAATTAATAGAGTAAATCATGGCTTTGGTAAAACACCATGTGCAGTAGTATATCAATCAAATGTTGTAGAGAAAATAGTAGACGATGAAGCAGTAAAAGTTAAATTATGTCAGTTCAGTTGGGTTTGTGAAAGTAAAGGTGAACCAAACATAAACAGCCCAAGATATAAACAAGCACAGCAAGTAGCTTATGATGTTATGGCTAATGACGCATACAGTGATATTGTACCCAAATCTGCATTATTTTTTCACAACTTAACAGTTGACCCTTTATGGCCTTATAAACAAGTAGCAAAGATTGGAAATCATATATTTTATAGTAGAAACAAAAAGTCTACCCAAAATCATAGTACTAAAACAGAAAATAATATATAATATCTAATGTCAGACAAACCAAACTCAGCAAACGGCGTTAGTAGTTATGATTCGACTAGTACCGGATCGCTGATACATTTCTTTAATCGTAATGTTAGCCCATATGCGACAGAAAGCAGTGGACCCAAATTTGATTTAGTCCCTGTTGAAAAGCATAAAGACATTATGCTTAATGTTGCAAGGTTGCATGCCAAGCAAGAATATGATAGAATCATGGAACTTGTAGAAGTATTACAGAAACAAGCAGAACAAATCAAACATAGATTAGACTTGACTGATATGGTTCATGCCGCTAAATACGATTTTCAATTATTCAATGGACAAATATATTGGTTGTTATACGACCATAGAAAACAGTTTACTAGATTGAGTATCAATGGTCCTAAAGATTGGTGTACAGGTAAACCAGAAGAATATGAATACATTGCAAGAGTTAAATGGTTAGGCGATCATACTTGGATAGAGGTAGAAAATGATAAGTAGTAGTCCAGATAGAAATACATTCCAAATGGAAAATTATGTCAAACGACAAGAGGAGGCAGGTAAGTTACCCTCCACTGAATATTTAGAAATGTTTAAAACTTGGCGTGAGCAAGATGAAGCTAATATCGTAGATCCAGAGTGGCAAAAAGATAATATGGAGTATGACCTGCGTAGTACTCAATGGATTATTGATAAAGTAAAAAATGATGAAGTATATGCTCAACATCTTTATGCTTCTATGTGTAACAATGATTTTACTAAAAATGATGTGTGGCCTATATTAACTGAGAAAAAGTGGAGTTGCAGTTGGCGACACGCCGGTGGTATTATTGCTGATATGCAAGAAAAAGGTGACTACATTGATTGGTACTGTAGTGGCATTAGAGATAGTAAGATACTAGATGATGACGAGTTTCGTGCTCTTACTAAAGAACAACAAGAATCATACATTCAAGGTAAAAAGTTTGTTCCAGAAAGTTGTGTAACTGATGAAATACGAGAAGATTTATTGAAATTAGGTTGGATAGTAGTAGATGAAGAACCTGAAGCATACTAAATACAATACAGGAGACTAACACATGGCTTATAGCGCACAAGTAGTAGACCACTATGAAAACCCCCGAAACGTTGGAAGTTTTGCAAAAGACGAAGATGATATAGGTACAGGAATGGTAGGAGCCCCTTCCTGCGGTGATGTAATGCGGCTCCAAATAAAAGTAGATAAATTAACAGGGATAATAACAGATGCCAAATTTAAAACGTATGGGTGCGGGTCGGCAATTGCTAGCTCAAGTCTTGTCACTGAGTGGGTCAAAGGTAAGACATTGGATGAAGCTTCCGAACTCAGAAACTCTCAAATCGCAGAAGAACTTGCACTCCCCCCAGTCAAAATCCATTGCTCAATCCTTGCGGAAGACGCCATCAAAGCCGCAGTAAATGATTATAAACAGAGGCAATAATGTCAAATGAAACAGCAAAATACATAAACAGCCGGCGCCGGCACAAGAATGATGTAGCAATTGCAAGACAAGTTCGTATTGCAAAAGCACATGGATTAGGCTTCCATGACAAAGCAATTAAAGAACCACATCGTTTAGCAAAACATCATGTAATGGATTGTGGTAACCCGCAGTGTCCTCTATGTGGTAACCCACGTAGGACACATAAAGATACATTAACAGCACAAGAGAAACGATTGTTCCAAGATGTTGAAAAAACATCTGATAAACATAGCAATGGTTTACTAAAAGAAATTGAAGATTGATATCTTTGATATATAATACACACATAAAGGAATAAAAAATGTCAGAAACTATTAACAGCCTGCACAGTGCATATTCTGGTGAAAGTCAAGCGCATACTAAGTATCGCTACTTTGCTAAAATTGCACGTGCAGAAGGATTTGAAGAAATCGCAAAACACTTTGAACATACAGCAGACCAAGAGTTGTTACATTCATGGGGTCACTTAGAATTGATTATTGGAAAACCAGATACACGCAAGTGTTTAGAATTAGCAATTGAAGGTGAAACGTATGAGTTTACAGAGATGTATCCTCACTTTAAAGAAGTTGCTGAATTTGAAGGTAATTTACTTGCGGCAAATGAAGCAAAACATCAGATTGAAGAATCACAACGTCATGCTAGCGAATTCAAAGAAGTATTGAAGAAAGCAGAAAAACGTTTTGCGGCACTAGCTAAAGTTGAACAGCGTCATGCAGAAGCATATCAATCTAAGTTAGATGAATTAAATCAAGTGGAGGCAAGATAATGGATCACGTTTGCGTAATTTGCGGTCATGTACATGACGAAGAAACAGAAGGTAAATGGGAAGATTTGCCAGAAGACTTTCCTTGTCCAGAATGTGGCGGCTTCAAAGCTGACTACGAAACAATTTGAAATATATTCATTATATGCAATGCGGCAGTTATCAATAGTATTGGTAGAGTTGCATTGTAAAAAACTTAAAATGATAAGTGAAACGCATAATAACTATATAAAAAGTTATTCAACCGATGATGATTTTACAATGGAAGTTAAATACGCTTCCATTGGAACTACAAAATCATACTATGAAGAAACTAAAATAGCCGCAGAAATCATCTGGGCTAATAAGTCAGGGCCACTTCATTTGTTTTATAGCGGCGGTAAAGACAGTGAATATGTATTACAGGTATTTAAAACAATGGGTATGGATATTATTCCGGTAATAATATCTCATCAATACAACCAACATGATACTAAATATGCGTTTGATTTTTGTAATGACAACGGAATAAAACCTTTAATAATTAAAGAGGATTATGACAAGTTTGTAGATAGTGAAAAATTCAATGATGTAGCTAAATGTATGCCATATGGATATTATCATTATGTTAATATGGCTTATTGGATGACACAAATAGACGGAACTATCTTGACCGGTTGTTTTAATCCTCATATTTCTAAAGGTATTGATAAACAATGGCATATGTTCTCGCTTGAAAGTCCTTCAGTACTAGCTGAATTTATGAAAAATAAAAATTTATGTGGTACTAATTCTTTCTTAACATACACGGCTGAACAAGTTTTAGGATTTCTTAATGAACCCCTAATAACTGATTTAGTAAATGATAGAATTCATGGAAAATTAGGTAGTGAAAGTAGTAAAAATATTATCTACAATAATCAAAATGATTTTGTAATACCTGATAGACCAAAATATGATGGATATGAAGTAGTAGAAAAAAGTGAAATATTTAATCACCCTAACATAAAATTAAGAACTCCTACAAAAAAAGAACAAATTCGTTATTGTTTATTTGAACACAAAGATTTAATAAACTCATTTAAAACCGGAAATAAAATTACTAGACATATGGGTGATATGTTCTGTGATACTACCGGTATTGGTGATATTGATAGATATTGGGCTAAGTTATACCTATAATATATGATAGATGTAAATTACAAGAATTATATTAATCATTGTTCAACAGATGATGATTTTATAATGGAAGTTGAATACACCATAAATAGACCTACAAAATCATACTATGAAGAAACTAAAATAGCCGCAGAAATCATCTGGGCTAATAAGTCAGG